TGAGATTTTACATTATTTCCTGTGAATTGACACATTTGTTCTTCTAAATCCTTGAAATACCCAACATGATGCACTCTATTTTGTTCATACAATGCTGAAATAGGTTCTGCTCTGACTTGTTTTCCTCTTGTTGCACGAACACTTGTATAGGGAACTGTGCTGTCTTGTGTTCGTAAAAGTCGTTCAATTAAGTCTCCACCATTGTTTACCTCTGCTACGATTCTATCACATTCATAACGATTGTATAATTCTATTGCTTTTTTAACCCATACATCAGGTGATGTGGTTTGTGATGCATCTTGCAAGATATAGAAATGATTATCAGAAGTTCTACCTGCTACAATGATTCCTGTTTCATCAGAATTTTCATTTGCTGTAACAGCAGGGTCAATAGCTACAACAATTCTTTCTAGTTCAGGTATATCTCTTACTCTGCTTTCTTCGATTAACTGACCATTGAACAATGCTCCTTCCACATCTTCAAGTATCTCTGCAAATAACTCTTGTCTGCCTATTCTAGTTCCTTCATATCGTTCTTTAAGCATAGCTATTGCTGATGGTGCTAGGTTTTCTACATTCTCGAAGGTACTGCCACTTATGACTTCTGTATCTTCTCTTTTAGCCAATTCTTTTATAAGCTTGGTTGGTCTTGGTGTTGTAGTAATAATACATTTAGGATTTTGACCTAGTCGTAATGCCATCATCAAGTTATCAAATGTCTCACGATATCTCCATGAGGCTAACTCATCACACCATGCTCTGTGAAACTGAACACCACGAAGTCTGTCAGGCTCAATAGCAGGGAATCCAATTATCTTACTGCCATTATAGAAATGTATTTCATTATCTGATTTGTTATAACCTGTAGTGTTTAGTAAGTCAGGATTTAATATTCTCATAAATCCACTATCACCTGCAAAGACAACCCTTTTTAAATCACCATATGTAGGTGCTATTACACCACATACAACACCTCTATTCTCTAAACAGTATTGAATAATGTCATAAGCACCTGTCAGGGTTTTACCCCAACCTCTACCTGCTAAAAATAAATGGATATTGTATTGTTCTGATTCAGTAACAAGTTGATTCTTACGAGCCTTGTTATACCAATCAGTGAGTAGATTCGTTGCTATCTTTCTCTGATAGTTTAGTTTCTCGAATATCGGATATGAGTTTTCTAAATTGTTCATCTTGTTCTGCTACATTATCTACTTCAATAACACTTGTCTCTTTCCATTTTGCTTGAGTTTTTAACCAAAAGATACTTGCTGTTATTGCTTCCCTACCTGAGCCTGTAGCTATCCTAAACAAGTTTTGAGCAACTTGTGCATGTGCTTCAGATTTACCTTTGAGCATTTCATCTTGATAATACTTATACAAAGTCGGTCTGGATATACCAACAATTGAACATATTTGCTCCTGTGTTAATCCATAACCTGATAGCTGTTTAACCAAGTTTGATGTTTTTTCATCTTTTTTTACTAGTTTAGGCATACCTTTTTATAGTGTAAAAATAAAACTTATTCAATTATTTTTTATATTTTCTTAGTCTTATTTCTTTATATCCTCTTTTACTGATGTAAGTTTTTACATATTGTGGGTATTTTCTTTTCAACCAGTCAGCAGATTGTGCTTCTTTTTCTTTAGTTCTAGTTTCCTGCATTCCACCTTTTTCAACATAATATTTAGTCTTCGGTGCAATATGATTAAACCTCATCACCCCACCATCTGCTATGTAATGATTAAGAGTTCTTTCGTAGTCTTCTTTGTTTTCTATGGTGACATAAGATTTTTGCTCTTTTGTATTTATCCAACCATAACAACATGCACAAATAAATTTCAAATCTACAGTACAATTATTTTTCATGAAGAATGGATTATATACAGGATATATCCCCCATAAGTTCAATCCTCTACCTTTTGCTAAATTGAATGCACTATTGAGAAATGAATCTAAATCAGTTAATTCAATTACTTTTTTTGCTGATAATCTCATACCTAGACTTTCGATATCATCATCTATACCAAAAACAAATTGGTCTTTGGGATAGTAATCTACGATAAAGTTTCTGTTGTTGTGTACACCTATTTTTCCCTTAACTAAAGTTATTTCAGGATAATCTTTCAAGGATTCTTTGTATTCATCATATTCAGATATATCACTAATAAAAACATCAATTTTTTTGAAGTCTATATCTGCCCTTTTTAAATATGCTAAGGTTTTATTCTTGATTGTTATCGGTCTTTTATAACTTACTATTGCTATTCTATACATCTTGACCTCTATTGATTGCTATTTTTAGTTCTTCCTCTGCGCTTCCACATTTAACCATTTTTTCTCTTGCATAACAGACTACAGATATTCTTTCTGCCAAACCTTTTTTCTTAAGTTCAGTATTACCATGTAGCTCATGCACATTAAAAAAACATATATCACAGTTTCTTACATCTACTGCTACACCATACTTCGGTAGTACAGTATAAGCACCTGTATACGTGCCTGATTCAATAACCGATAAATTACCGAATCCCTCTTTGAAATCACCTGCATCATAATGGCAAGATGTTCTGAAATTTTTATTGACAGTTACAGTAGTAAAAGCACTGTTATCAATTCTAAAGTCTTTGTTGATAGTTTCCCAAAAAGCTTTTTGTTTGTTGTATCTTTCAGGTACATATTTTTCAAACATATGTGATATAAATCTTATGTAAGGCAGTGTTTTCTTATATTCATCAAAAAATTTACGAGTTAGTTCAGATGCTCTGCAGTAAGGTATTCTAGCATATCTGTCCATGTAACCGATAACACCTGATAAAACTGATTTAGATTTTGGACTGTTGGATAAAGTTCCATCTTTTTTTAAAGGATAAAATCTATTCCCATCTATTTTACCAATGGTCAATCCATCTAATTTATCACCTACTTTATACGAAGATAAATCACCCGAAGCTTGACCTCGATTGTTACTAGGTACTGATGCTTTTCTCAAGAATGGGTATGCTTCTTTAGCAAGTTTGAATGGAACTATATTCTTTAGGAATACTAACAATATATTACCATTTTCATCATAGACAGTGGTGTTATCTTGGATTATTGGATATTTTATATATGATTCATCTATAAATTGACCTTTTATAGATTTGAGTTGCTCTTCATTTAGTTTGACTTCACAATTTATTACTTTCATTTTCGACTGCCTTGAAGATTGTATCTGTCAAATTCTTAGTATTATATGAATCTGCTAACTTTTGGCACATCTCTTTGAATACAGGTTCATTATCAGAATCTAAAAATAATTGAACCATTCTAACTTGTGATGGCATGTAATCTTCACCATTATCATCAAAAGAAATGCTTTCATCTTGTTCTATTTCATTTATTTCAGGTGTTGAAAACTTAATCTCTTTTTCTGTAAATCCCCAATCAATCAAGTTGTCTACATCAAAATTATTAGCTAATATTTCAAAATCCCATTGACCATGGTTTTTGTTAAGCCTGATATTCAGTTCTTTTTCTTTTTCCTCTGACATGTCTATTTCAACACAAGGCACAGTTTTCATACCGAGTTGTTTACATATCTCATATCTTTGGTGGCCACCTACTATAATATTCTTCCTAGATGTATTTGTATTGATTATAATTGGGTCTACCAATCCAAACTTAGTTATGCTTTCAGTAAGTTCTTGGTGTTGTTTTTTTGATAGTTCTCTAGGGTTGTATTCTGATTTTATAAGTTCGTTAATATTGTATTCTATTATTTTCATAAACTCTTATTGTAAAGGATACTATACCTTTTTTCTAAGTTAGACAAGTATTTTACTAATTTTGTATATTCTTCTTTCACATGACCATGCATAGTTTCCTCTGTCATGTTGTGATTACCTAAAAAGTTTTTAACATCGAAACGAGTATCTCTGATTTTAGTTCTTAAGCCATATTCTGTATTCATTTGTTTCTCCTAATTTATATAACAATTATAATATAATTTATACATTAAGTATATAGTGAATTTAAAAAAAAGAGCAATCATTTCTGACTGCTCTCTATATTTTTACTCAATTTCCATCCTTTTCTTTTCTATTTCCTGACATTGTTTTAATGTAAGTTTGCTGATAGGAAATGAAGTATCTCTTTCTATTCCTAGACCAAATTGACCTTTGAATGATTTCAATTCATTCATATCAACATAACCCATTTCTGCTTCATGTATTACACATACACCAAAAGCTTCTTCAGTTTCAGGATTATATTCACTTAGATACCAAGTTCCTGCGCCTGTAGGGTTGAAAAGCTTGACAACAGCTTTTGATTCTACATATTCAGGATGTTCATCATTCCAAGCTTCTTTATGTTTTTTATGATTTTCTATTAGTTTATTTTCTATTTGTTTTGTAAATAACATCATTTTATATTTCTCCTATGTTGTTAATTTTGGGTAGGTTTACCGAGATACCCACTCGATTCTCTTTCTTGTGTTTTATTTATATGCCTTTATCTAGCATGTGATTTATGCATAACCTTTCTAATACTTTATACACATTTTCATCACTTGTGTCAGATGAAACATAATTCTCAACTAATTGCTTGATGTCATCTTTCCATTCTTTTAATTTTCTATTCTCATTCATAAAATATTCTGTATTTATTGTTGTCATATTATATTTCTCCTATTTTAATTAATTTTTGTGAAAATATTATCTACTGCTTTTAAGTTTCTTTTTACTTCTGCCATGCCTGATTTCATTTTTTTTAATGTTTCTTTATCATACATACCATCTTCTATATCTTCTTTTGAGCCTTCTAGTGATTCAGACCAAGAGTAATGGTAATCATCTAAAGCATCTTTTAATACTTTGATTTCTTTGTCTGTTAATTTTAATGTTGTCATAATTTTCTCCTTTATTTACTAGGGTTTCATTACCCTATATAGCAATTATTATATACTTTAAGTATAAAGTAAAGCTTTTATTTTCATATTTATGATGTTTTTTTGAACTTCATAGAAACATATTCATATAATTTAGGTTTTACATCTGTCCATTTACGACCTCTTGCTAACTTTATAAAATCCTCAAAGCATAATAAGTCTATTAATTTTGGATTGATTTTATTCTTACTACATATGTTTTTTATATGCTTGAAATAAAGCTTAGGCATATTTATTTTTTCTTCTAGATAAAGTGATGCATGTACACCATGTACTTCTGATATTGGTTTGTTTTCATCTATTTCTATTACGATTATATACATTTTATTTCTCCTATAGTATTGATAAATCTTCAAAGCATTTAGTCTTGTTATCCCATCGGATGGTGCATTCTCCCACATTGCCTTGCACATCCACTTCTCTTATTTTTGCTATTCTGATATTGGTTGTTTCGTTCTCATAATCTCTAGTGACAATGATTCCAACATCTGCCTTATTATTCCAATGAGCTGAACCTGAGACATCATAAAGACTATTGACAGTGAATTTACCATCAGCATTTCTTATCTGCTTGGTTGGATGTGCCACTAAAAAAGTACAGGTTTCAGTTTCACGATTAAATCTTTTTATCTTAGATATCAAAAGTGATATATGTTCATCTTCTCTGAGTGATGCTCTATTAGGATTAATCTCATTGTATGGGTCTAATAATAATCCATCTATGTTAAATTCTTGATGACATGCTCTAGCACGTTCTAGTATCCAATCTATATCAGGTGAATCTTCACGTTTATCTACAAAAAGAAAATGCTCATGAATATACTCAATAGCATCTAGCACCTCTTTCTCACTAGCACGATTAGAAAACATGTGGTCAAATGGTTTCTTACAATATTTCTCAACAAGTCTTTTTAAATTAACTGCTGATGAATGCTCAGGTGAGAATATCATGTATTTGAATCCATGTTCTCTAGAAGTTCTCATTGCTATCTCTAGTGTTAAACTTGATTTACCACTATTAGGTGTGCCTGTAAAAAGATTAAAAGAAGGTTTTATAATTTTAAAATAATTATCAATAGACCTAAATCCACAATGATACCTTTTTTGGCTCTCACCTCTATATAAAGCCCAAACACTCTCAGTTAAATCTTTAGCTCGATGTATTCCATCAACTTTGGTCATAATCATTTCTCCTATGTTTTAACCTGCAAGAAAATTTCTATTCTTACGTTTCTTTTCTAATATATTTTTTGGTTTTAAAAGAGAATTATTTTCCTGTTTACTTATATTAGTATTGGGAGAAATATTTTCTCTTTTAAAATTCATAAAATATTTATTGTGGTTTTTGACACCATTTCTTATTTTAGCCTTTCTAATGAATCCACTTTTTTGCAATTTATTGATATGAGTCATTACACATCTTCTTGAGCAATGACATATTTTTGCTATGTGTTCCATGCTTGGATAACAACTATAGTTCTCATCAGCATAATTACAAAGCATCAATAAAATGAGTTTGCTAGTAGAATCACCTGTGTTCTGTTGAACACCCCAACCGATACACTCAAATGACATTATTTGATTCCATAAAAATCATTAGCATCTACTTTCTTTTCTGTGTATTGATATATTTTATGCATATTCTCTTGTCTAGGTATCTTCTCACCATAGTAGTATTTAGATATTGTAGGAAAGGGAATACCACATTTCATTGCAAACTTTGCTATAGAAAGCTTTTCTTTTTTTAGATATTCATTAAGTTTCATTATAACTCCTTGTTGTTTTGGGTTATTTTATATTATTATTAAAATAATTAAAAGCTTTACTTTTAAAGTATAAAGATTTAAAATTCATATCAACTAATAGGAGAAATATTATGAAAACTAAACAAAAACAGGCAGGTTACAGAATAACAGCTCAGGTAAGAGTATGTGCAGATGTTCCTGCAGAAAGACACTCAGAACCACAACAAGGAACAGCTAGATGGAATCTTAGACAAGATATACATAATATCTTAGAGAAACATCTTAGTAAAAAATATCCTTTCGACGTCTCAGAATATGTAGTAGTCGAGGTGAATGAGATATAAATAAATTAGACCTGAGTATGTCTGTCTACGAAACTGCTCATAACTAACTTATAGGAGAAATATAATGGCTATAACTAAAATACAAGAGAAGCAAGATAGTGAACTTAGATTACCTAGTGCATTTAACTTGTTTCAACAACTCAAAGTAACTGCAAAGAAAGATGGAACTAATCCACATTTCAAATCTAGTTACTCAACATTGGAATCAGTAATAGATGCAGTTAATCAGGGTTCAGCATTTGGTCTGTTCTTTACACAGCACATTCATATGCATGATGGAACATTATTCGTTAAAACTGTCATGAGACATATAAACGATACTGACACTTATGAAAGTTGTGTGCCTGTACCTTGTGCTAATCTTCAGAATCCACATCAAATGGGTAGTGGGATAACTTATGCAAAAAGGTATGGATTACAATCTTTATATGGTCTTCCATCTGAAGATGATGATGGTAATAATGCTGTCAAACCACAACCACCAAAAGTAAACCCAAAAGTAACCAACGAACTATAGGAGAATAATAATGGAAGTAGATGAAATAATGAATCAAGTAAAAGATATCGAACAACGTGCTGAAAATGGCACGTTGCAACAATCAGAAGCAATCAATGGCACATTGAATGAAGCAAGAGAATCTGATGAGTTGATTAAACAAGGAAAGATAGATGATGGCTCAGAATATGGTAAGCAAATCTGTGTGGTCAAACAATTCAATCGAGCAGGTGAACAATACTATTCAGTCTATGAAAGGGTTGGATATATAGCTATTGCAGATGAACAAAACAAATATGATATCTATGGAGCTATGAATACTAATAACAAAGATTATAAAGTATATGGCTATAAGAAATCAGGTACATCTCAATCAGGAAACCAATATGAATTCATATCATTGGTTTTACATGAAAAAGATGATATAAAGAAAGTTGAAAAGGATGATGTTCCTTTTTAGTTTTCATATTTGCTCATTTAGAAACGACAGTCATAATCGTTTCTCCTATGTAGATAGGCTGTTTGTACCCCTTCAGCCTATCTACTCCCAAAACAAATCGGAGAATAACAATGGATAGAACACTTGGAATTGGTGGTAGTGATGCTAAAAGAATCATTGATGGTGATTGGCATTCACTATGGCTAGAAAAAACAAAAAGAGTAGAGCAAGTTGATTTGTCAGATGTATTACCTGTACAGATTGGTATTGCTACAGAAAAACTTAACCTTGATTGGCTAGAAAGATGTCTTGAGAAAAGTCATTGTGAACATACTAAAATCAAACGTGATATTACACTAGAACAAAAAGATTTTATGATGTCTCACTTAGATGGATTGATAGAAGAATCTAATATTGTGGTTGAAGCAAAACATACTTACGAAAATAATAATCTAGAAAATGTAGCTCAATATTACTACTGTCAGATGCAACATTACATGATGCATTCAGGTGCTAATGAAACATATCTCACAGTATTTTTTGGTAACAGAAATCATGATTGGACATCTATTGAATCTGACCCTGAGTTTCAAAAGACACTTTATAAAGCAGAGATGGCATTTTGGAAATATGTTGAAGAAGATAAAGAGCCAAAAGACTTTGCGCCGATAGAGCAACCTAAAGAAATCAAACTAGATGGTATGAGAACTCTTAATATGAAAGATAATCAGCAAATGAATACGTTGATTACATCATTAAAAGAATGCAAACCATATGTTGCTAAACATAAAGAGATAGTAACAGATATCAAAAATCTAGTACCTGATGATTGCAGAAAAGCAATCGGTAATGGTGTTGTGATATCTAGAAGTAAAAAAGGAACATTAACACTTCGGGAGAATGCAAGTGAGTAGTTATTCTCCCATGCCTAATCAGTTTTTTAGAGAATTCTGTCAGCCTGATTTAAATACCAATCCGATTTATGGTTTGATTCATAAGTCAATTGATTCAGATACTCGTTTAAACTTTTTAGAAGAAATAGAAGAAAAGAAAAAACCGATAGAAGCAAAAATAAAATCAGGTGCTAAAGGCATCAGACAAGTTGATGCTTGGAGATTACCAATAGAATCTTATATCGGTACACAACTTAATTATATTATTTTAGATTTGAATGAAACTTTTAACTACAGATTGTCCTGCATACAAGACATTCAATATTTAGAATACAAAGAAGGTGATTACTATGATTGGCATTCTGATGTATCAGATGGTCTGAGTTCATTAAGAAAGATAAGTATATCTTATGTTTTGAATGATGACTTTCAAGGTGGTGACTTAGAATTTTTTCATGGTGGTGAAACATATGTAATAGATGCAAAAGAAGAATCATTGATTGCATTCACAAGCTTTATTAATCATCGAGTTAAAAAAGTAACACAAGGTGTTCGTAAAGCATTAGTTGTTTGGGTCAATGGAGAATCGTGGAGATGAAAATTATGAATGATGAAATAAAGAAATGGACAATAACAGCAGAAGAAGTTTTAGAAAGAATGACTGAAACGAAAGATAAATTAGTCAAAGACCTAAACCATAATCAAAAACTATGGAATGATTTGCTCCATGATAAAGAATGGAATCAGGAGAAACTAGAACTTAGTTGTCAGTATATCAAGGCTATAAACAGCTTGATTGACACAATAAACAAGATAAATGGCATAAAAATAGCTCCTGATGAGCAAAAAAAGTAAAAAAAAGTAAAAAAAGTGCTTTTTGGGTATTGTATTATACTTTCAGTACTATATACTATAGGTATAAGTTAATTAAGACTTATATAGAAAGGAGAAAAATATGACAAGAGTGAATACAAGAAACATCAACGAAATCAGAGATACCTGCCAAGAAGGTGATAGATTCTTATGGTTAGGATATGGTTTCAACAGCAAAGATGTAGAAATCGAAATAACACATATCTCAGATGCAAGAGATTGGATATCAGGTAGGATTGTTAAAAAAGATGGAACATTAGGTAAATTGAGTACATGTTGGATGCTTTATAAAGGTGAATGGAGCAATGCTCACAACTCTAAAAATCATTCATACTTCGAAAGAATATAAATTAATTAACGAATGGTGTGGGTATCACCTAAACTACCCAAAACTAAATAGGAGAAA